TTGCGTAGTTCTTACAAATAATTGAGCATCTACATCATTAGCTTCTGTTCCATCAAAATTACCAGTAGTAGGAAACCCAGATTGCCTTGCATCAAATAAATCTGATGGAAAGAAACCTTCAGTTCTAAAATGCCTTACTAAATCAAGACTAAATACACCACCTAAATCTAAAGTATCTTTAAAGTCATAACTTCCAGATGGAGCACTTCCACCTATATCATCTATTGAAGCAACAACAGGATCATCAAAAGACGTTCCAATGGTGACTCCAATATCATCAAATAAACCAACACCAGCTAAGTTAAGAGCATCTGTAGCTTCATCTACAGCAGTATTAATCTTTACACCTTGAAACTTAGGAACATCTTGATCTTCTCTTCTTGTCTGAACTAATAAATTAGTTGAATTATCAGCAAGTTGCACTACTGCACTTCCTTCTCCAACACTAAATCTTCCACCATCATCTTGAAATTTAAGAATATACTCTCCAGTAATCGCAGGAACTATCGCAGAAGTTGAGTTTCCAGGAACAGCCTCTATTAAATCTACAGCGTTTTCAAATGTACCCGTTCCATCAGTCCTCGAACTGTCATGTCTAATGTAAACAAAACCACCATGAGTAACATCTAAATCTGTTGATTTATTCCAACTCAATCTTATTGATCCACTGTCTCCAGGTATTTGTTCAGCAGACACCCCTGTTACATCAGCAGGAACAGCAGTTTTACCAACAGTGTTAAAAGTATCAGTTGCAGCAGTGGCACTAGGTTCTAATGCAGAATTTAAACTACGAACAGATACTTCATAAGACCCTACTTGTGTGTTGAATATTTCAAAATCAGGACTTCCAGTTGTAGCTGAAACAATATTATTATCATCAAATCTATAGTTAATCATATAATTACTAACACCAGTAACAGGTTGCCATCTAATAATTAATTTAGATACTGGCTGATTGTTTATTAGTACAATCACTTCATCTGCACTTAATCCTTGAGGAGGTGGTTTAAGTAAATTTAAAGTGGTTATGTTTTGTGTTGTTATAGTTTCTCCATCTTCAATAAATGCGTATTTTTCATTTACATAGGCTAAAGCTGATATTCCATAACTAATCCCATCTCGCTCTTCAACAGACATCACTCTAAATGACTGGGCAGATACAGTGTCATTCTCAAGCATCCAAATACTGTTAACATTTGGTGTCTGACTTAATGCACTTTCTAAAGTAATTACTTTGCCAGAAATAGAGGTTACATTTTTAGTTTCAACAGTGCCGTTAGGTAATATGACACTTAACTTAGGATTATTTTGATCTGATAAATCAGTATCACTAGAATTATCTACTGTTATTTGAGTCGTAGTAGCTGTATTAATTCTTCCTGCTCTTCTTATGCCTGATCTTGCTGGATCGGAAATACTGATAATCGCTCCAGGACGGACGACACATCCTGATTCCATTGAAACAGAAAAATTTACAGCTTCAGTTTCTCTTTGTTCTGCAAATAATATGGCCTTTGCAAATCTTCTAGCCTGACCTCTACTTGTGCAACCTAATGCTTTTACTCTTTTAACATGAAGTCCATACTTACTTCTATAAGCTGCCTCTGCTTCTACCTCTTCATAATCTAAATCTCTAGTTTCCATATTGAAATATGAAACTGCGACTACTGTACTTCTAGTTTTTAAACTGCTTCCTGTATAACTGAAACCCTCTGGCCCAACATTAGCTAGTGTGAATAAATAACTTGGATCTTTTGGACTATCTTGGGTAAGAAGTAATGCACCCTCAGACCAAATAGGCATACATCTCATTATTCCAGACAAAGTATTTATGACAGTAAATGCTTCTACACTTGTCTGAATATTTATATTGCAAGCAAATCTAGCTTCCTGTCCACCAAATCCATCATCGACAAGAGTATTAGAAAATTTACTAGCAGTTACAAATGAAAATAAATCTAAATTACTATCAATAATATGATTACCTAATCCATATCTTGTATTTGTAAGTAGGTCGAGAAGTATCATGGCAGGGCACGTTGTCCATTGAGCAGCACCCATTACACCATTGAAAATATAGCCAGCAGGGTAAATTATTCTTCCTGTTTGTAAATCTACTGTTGGAGTGCCAGATGAATTAGCTCCTGCACCTGGGATTCTTACTTTTATTCCTCTAATTCTAAATTTTCTAGAAGGAATCCTATTGAAAAATTCTGAATCTAAACGAAGTCTTGTAAAAGCACTATTTGGATATGTACTTGTATCATCTTCTAGCTCTGAAAAAGATTGCCAAATTAAATCTTTAAAGATTCGATCTGTGCTATTTCCCGATGTTTTTACCAGACGGACATCTACAGGATGAGCACCAGTAAGTTCTATTCTATATTCCTTGTTATAAGCATCTGCTGTTCTTCCTGTAATAGTATCAGAGTGAACTGTGGTATAACCACCGCCATTATATTGAAGTTGAATATCAAAAGTAACTTGAGAACCTACAATATCTCCATTATCTTTTATTCTTTGTAAGACAGGAACAGTAACAGTAATTTTTACAGCATCTAAATTAGAATTATTTGTAAGTTGTCTAGTTATTGGATTACCATTTTTAACTTCCGTTCCTACATTAAAGAGAGAAGCACTTCCCGAAACTTTAGACATTTTTGTTTGAGGATCTGTTCCAAAACGAATATCCAAGTCCCCATCTTGTACGGGATGATTAAAGTCAATAGGTTGTGGATCGGTTGAATCAGCAGAAGAAGTTAAAATAGGAGTATTATCTAAAAAAATATCTTTCTTTGCAGCATTTTTATATGCAGTAGTGCCTTTAGTTCTTCCTTCTTTTGAAGGACTTGAAAAACCTTCTATTTCACCTTCAGAAATAAGATCAAGTAAAGTCGCAAACTGTTTACTATGTAAGTTATCAGGTGTAATAGTCGGTGGATCGCCACCGCCACTTTTACCACCACCAGCAGATCCAGCTATATGTTTATTATCTTCAATCATGCTTGTACCGCTTCTGTATCTATGTCACCACTTATAACAACTGAACCTGTAAATATTTCACCATAAACAATAGGGACTGGAGTGCCAGCCCTTGCTGTGTTTTGCGTACCAGCAAAGTTAAATGATATTTGTGGATTGTCTTCAAATGAAGGATCTTGAGTTGGATAAAGTATATTACCGACACCTTGAAGTATTAGGCCAGCACCAATAGCACTTAAACCTGTCCCAACAAGAGTTCCTATCCCTGTTCCTGCTGGTACAGCACTATAACTGTAATAACTAAACAAACCTCCTCCAGGAAAGAAGAATGATGCACCGATTAATGCTGCTCCCAACAAAATAGTATTAAAAGTATCTCCACCAGCACCACTAATAACAGGAATTATATGAATATCCTGTTGGCCTATTGGATCGTGTATTTGATTTTCAGTTATTTCATAATTACCTATCTTTACTAGATAATGTTTTGGATTCATATACTTTTCAACTTCTGGAAAATTGTTTACTAAAAAACTAATAGCTTGAGGTAAATTATGTACCTGTATTTCAAATTCTTTGTGACCTACAAATGTAGCCAACTCCCCGTATAATTTTAATTTACGCAACATAACGCAACCTCTTTCCTGTACATTTTAGTAACCAAGGTGAGTATGGTTCTTTACAACTAAGTCTACCTGTTAAATGATGTAAAACATCTCCATCTACAAAAACAGCTACATGATTTAAACCAGCATCAATTATTGACATAAATAGTAAATCACCATTTTCAAGTTTTTCATTCGGCTCTAACTCTCTAAAACCAGTAGCTTCAGCACATCTTTCAAACATAGGATCTTTAATAAATTTTTCTGGTGTCGTTGGTCTTTGCCAATCTCTTAATTCAATATTCCTCTCTTCTTTATACCAATCTCTTACTAATGACCAACAATCAGTTATACCCCAAACCCATTCTCTTCCGATAATTGGAGCTTTATATCCCTTTGGTTCGCAATATCCCCATTGTTCTGTTTTAGGATTGACAATATGCCAAGGTAAATTAGATCTTTCACAACTAACTAAATCTGCCTGACTAGGTGTTGGAGGTGTTATCGGATGGCTATGAACAATAGCTGTTATCTCTCCTGTATTATCTGCCTTAACATAATCCTCTGGATCAATAATAAAACATTGATATTTAGTCATAGATAAATTACGACATGGATAGTATCTTTCTTTTCCTTTGATATTTAACAACAAACCACAACATTCTTTGGGATCTTCAACCTTTGCATGACTAAGAGCAGCTTCTTTCCAATTATTCATGGCATAAACGAACCAATAGAAGGAAATAGTTCTTTAGTGCATACTCTCAAAGGTATTCGTATGTTTGCTAGATCAAAAGCAGCAGCTAATTCAAATTGAACAACGGCTCTGTTTTCTGCTGATTTTCTATCAATTTTATATATTTCTTTTGCATATTCTGCTGTTGGATCTGGAGTTCCATAGGGATTTGTATTACCTGTAAAATTTACAGCATCTAAAAATCTTGCTAATGTTCTAACTCTTGTTAGTACAGCACCAGTTAAATCATTTCCAGGGGTTACAACATTCACATTTAATAAGATAGCTGTAATTAAGTTTGTAACATTACTTATGGTTAACGTAGGTCTGGGTAATTGACCATTTGCATATTTAAATCCATCAGCCTCTAAAGGCACAGCAATATAAGTATTTCCAGCCCAAACAATATTTCCATGAGAATTATTATTACCATAAGCTATTGGATTACTACCATCGTGAAATCTGTATGTAGTAGCTGATCCATGTAATGCTAGATCTGTTGTCAGTTCAAACATTTCAATAACTGAACCAGGATTTATTGATTGGGTTTCAGATACAGGTTTTGCCATTATGGTTCAAATACTTGTACAAAAGTTACGTTAATTCTGTTTCTATTAAAATCAAATATTTCTTTTGTAAAAGAGAGACACACCCATTTATAACTTTCTGTGTCATCAGGAGGTGACCAATCAAAAGATGCACCATCAAGTTTTCTTGCCTTTAAAAAGTTTTCTATTATAGTTGCATCTGCGTTGTCTTCATTAAAAATTAAACTCCATTGGTCTGCATTTTGATTTAAACCAAAAGTAAATCTTTGCTGGTAGCCATCACCAAACTGAACTGTTCTAGTATTAGTAATATCAGTTTTATTTGCAGAGAAAACAGGGTTATAACTAGGAAAAGTAGCCATTATCTTAATAAACCTCCAGGTCTCCTTTGTTTAATTAATTCCGATTGTATCGCTGCTGAAATAACTCTGCCAAGTTCTTTCCCTTGTTGCTCATTACTTTGAACAGACGATCCAGAAGCATCTACATTTACACTGATGTTTGTACTACCCCCTCCAGCTAATTTATCGTTAGGGATTATTGTGCCTGATCTTTTTGGTACGAATAGTTCTGGCCCTTTTTCTCCTACTACAAAACTGCCTCCTTTTTTAACTGGCCCACCATTTGCTCTTGGTAAAAGACTTGGTAAACCACCAAAACCAGGGATTTTAGATAATAATGTATTCACACCAAGTCGTATAAGAGAGGAACTTAAATCATTTAAGATCGATTTAGCTGCAT